AGAGGCTCTGGCCAATGAATAGAGGTCTTATACGTAACTGGGTCACGTGGATCTAGAACCGTTAGCTGGTCTGTCTCGGGCATAGCTGACTGCCCTGGGTTCCAAGATAGTGAATCAGGTTCGTGGATTGCCTGGGTGCGAATGATTAACTCATTCAAGCTTTCAAGACCCTTTGAAAAGTGAACCTTCTTCATGTGGAAACGGTTCATCATGGGCTGGTATTGAATGGCCAGGGCTACACCACTGGTGTTACTGATGGGCTGTGTTTGTCCCAGAGCGGATTCAGGTACACCAGTGATTTCGTGCATAGCTGTCTTGAGCAAGCTGACGAACTCCATGGCTCCAGCCATCTCTCCCTTGCTCTCAAGGTTGTACACCTTGGATTCTTTAGGAAGACCAGCCCATACCTTCTTAGCTCCACGCTCTAGCTGGGATGCCTTAGCTCCCGTGATGATGGTAACGGGGGCTGAGTGGTAGTTGATGATGTCCGACACTTCGGTCATCTTCTCGTTCATCTCACGGTTGAGGGAGATGATGTCCCACACGTCTGACTGTCCCCAAGGAGAGGACGAGATGGAGGTGTTGGGAATGTGTATTACAGGAACAATGCCAATAGGGTTGTCGTACTGGTCGATCAACTCATCGTTGATGTACTGCTCTACTGTATCGTCAGTTAGAATCTCAGTGAATGTGTAAACCTGGCGGGTGCCCTCTGGTGATGTCCCCCAGAACCTGTACTTCAACTTGAAGCGAAGCAACCTGTCACGGTCGTGTGGGTGGTACTCGGGGAAGCAGTGAGCAGGGTTGAGAGGAACTATGCGAGTACGTCCCTCGTGGTACACACCAATGCTGTCTTCGTAGGCCTCTTCGTAGGCTACCTTTACGAAGCAGTCTCCAGTGACGCCTGCAAGCTGTCCCATTTCCCATAGGACCTTCTGCTTATCGTTATCGTCCTCCCAGACCTTTGCAAGCAGGTGGGGAATAATAGCAGCGGTGGCCTCTGGTGTTTTGAACTGAACGCTCTTGCCAAACGTGAAGTTGTTGATGTAGTCAGCAAGCGTACGAACGTAGTTGAACGTTAACTGGTTGTCGCCCATTTCTCTGCGATGTGACCAGTGGTGACCTAGGTACCAGGCCCATGCAGAACTATACCTGTTCAGGCGTGGTCCGTGGACCTCAAATTCTTCGTCAGCTAGCTCGACCAGTCCCAAAGGTGAAATGGATATCGTAAGATCACTTGAGGCTGCTCTAAAGCTGGGGGCGTGGAATTCCACTGTTAGGTGTCTCCTAAATGTATTCGAATACGTTCAAAGCATAACAGAACGAAGTAACTGTCATGACCAGTTTGGTACTGAGGGGTGCATCAAGTACGTTTGGACAGGTACAGTTTCTCTACCGTCTTTATCATGCCCTTCGGGAGCCACGTGATGTCGGCCGTGTAAGTCTCCCCCTCTTTGTGATAATAGGTAGAGGCTATCACCAAGTATTTTGAAGTCTCCTGCAGCAAATAGCCCACGGTCACCGGTAGTACCGGTGCTCCTTCTATGTCCTCTACTAATGTCCATGAGTGTTGACCGTACGCATCTCTCCACGTGACTTTCACCAAGTCTTTATCGGACAGGTTCCTCTTGCTCATATATCTTACCCCTAAACTCAACAGTGTAGTCGATAAAGGGGTGATTGTTGTAGTGGAACTGGTGGTCCCCGTCGTCCTTGTACAGCACTGAGGCGATGCCCTGTTGCCAATCCTCTACGACTGTTAGGGGGCGACCATACAAATCAAGCCCACCCTTGGTAGAAGGTACAGCACCGTCACACTTGGCCAAACACCCAGGGGATGCGGCACGAATGGTGGATGACCCACCCCACTTGTCGAGAGTCCTGTGGTTGTCTTCTATACGGTGAATATGGCCGTACACTACTGACACTCTTTCAGTGTCTAGATACTTGTGAGACGTAGAACCACGTGACTTCACGAACTTACCGTGGATGATCTTTAGACGTTCGTTGATCCAGTACTCGTTGGCCGGATAGCCAGGCAGGTACTCGACATCGCTTTCGTCCAGATGGCACAGGTGTGGCACGCTGAGCACAGGGTACTTAGACTCTGTGGCAGGCAGTGCTGGGTGCTTACCTTGCTTCAAACCAAAGGCTGCTCCAGCGTTGTCCATGATGTAGTTGGGGAGGCGTTCCTCATGGTTACCAGCTAACCACTTGATTGTGGCGTTGGGGGCGGCTTGTCTGATACGCCACATCAGTTCGGTGGTGTAGTTGAGAGCGGCCTGGGTGGTAGCCGAATAGGCCTGGCTGACACGGTAACGGCCGAACTCAGGAAGATCCAAATTGTCCCCAACGAGGACGATGAGGGATGGATTGTCCTTCTTGATGATTTGCAGTGCCAGATCGATGGCACGCTCATCGTGAGTGCTCACCAGTTCACCGTCAGGACCGTGGTAATAACCTACCTGCATATCCGGCAGGATTAGGCCATGCTTCCACGTGTCTGTGTTTGGCTTGATCTTAGGAATGGAAACCTTGACGGCAGGACCGGGTTGGATTACGGGCCACTCAGGGCCGTCTTCCCAAGCAGGGTGCAGGACAACAGACGCCATGTCTTTGACCTGTAGTTCTTCAACTGCATTGCCTTCTTCATCAATGCTGGCTACTTTAGCCAGACCTTGATAGAGTCTCACATCCTTGACCCTGTGGAGTCTTCCGACTTCTGAGGGCGAGATTCCGCTTCTATCAAGAAGATCACGAACAGCCCCTTCCCCAACTGCGAAGTCAATATCATTCACTAGAGCCACAATGCGTACCGCACTTTCCTGCTAGGTGGTTGGAAATCACGGTCTTACCTATGTCGTAACCGTTGCTTCGTAGAAGCTGACTGAGCCAGGAGCGAGTGAAGATGCGCTTGTTCTGCTTCTTCTCATCGTCCACGATTACCATGTGTACAACGTAGTTAACAGCCTCACGCTCTTCGCTGTCTAGGGACACTAATAGGTCCCCAAACTTGCAATGCTTGCTCTTCTCTGCCAACTGTTTACGACTTTGTACATCAAGTAATAGACTCACCCTCACTCCTTACGGTGCCGTGATGGTGACTAAGTGTACACTAAGCGGCGGCGGTCATGTCAAGGCTTTGGTGCCTGCCTGGCACGTCTACCTGCAGCAGTGTTGTCCACATAGTTTGTAGGAATGTAGATGGGCTTCCCATCATGTGGGTTACTCTTGCTGGGTGGGGAGGACTCAATGTCAGCAGCCGCTGCGATACGGTGATGGCCCTCTGACTGCACTCTTCTAACGTTCTTGCCGTTAGGTGAATCTTCCAAGACGATGGTGGGGGGATCGTCAGGATTGTGTACGTATCCCCTCTTACGCATAGACCGTGTAACACCGGCACCATGGTGTGTTCCAGGTGTCCTGGCCTGTGCTGCAGACTGCTCCATCTTGGCGTCTAGAGGCCCATCAGTAGAGTGAGTCAGTGAAGCCTTCCACTCAGTGCCTGTCATGAACAGTTTGAACTGATCTGGGCTGACCTTAGGCATTACCTCTACGGCCTTCTGGATCGAAGTCCTTGTTGACAACATCCTTGTTGCCCTTCACGTCCCAGGCAGCTTCCTGGTTCCTAGCTAGAGACATGTCCATAGCTGAGGTGCGTGCATCAGCATCAGCGACACGGTTACCGTGCTTGCGTGCTACAGATTTCTTGGGCTTGATGTTCTGAGACACATCCAATGATGTTTCTGCACCACTATCCCAACCACCGGCATACATGTTAGGTCCCTCAAGCTGATCTGCATGGGTGCGGACGAACTCATCGATGTGTGCGGGGGCTACGTTTTCAGACCGAATCTGCTGCTCATAGCCTGGGATAGATACCATATACCCCGCCGTAGGGGCGGTTCGGTGCTTTCTGTTCACGTTTCGTGAAAAGCCACCCTGTGTCTTAAGCTCATTGAACGTTTTGTTAATCTGCCTTGCTGATACCTTCATGATTCGAACAGCCTTTCCTGACGGCCTCTGTTGCCAGTCCTACTCTTGTTGAGTGAGCCTGCCGGTAGATTCAGCCTACCAGTCTCACTGGCCCATGCTGGTAACCCTACCAGCTTCTCCCCTTGATCTGGAAACCCTTTGTTACCATAGTTCAAATAAGAGTTCTGCCCTCGTGTCTCTGAGGTGAGAGCTTCGTGTGCTTCTGGGGGGAACATCTGCTTATGAGATTCGAACCCCGCCTCTTCACCATTACGTGAGAAAGAGCTACCAGTACCAATGTGGCCAAACACGTCGTGGACAGCACGGAACTTGTCGTTCTCTTCGTCAGAGAAGTAGGCGTGAGATTGGCCTGGATTCTCACCCGTACTCATGACCTGCATGCGCTTGTTTTCGTTGAAGTCTGTCTCCATGTTCTGGCGGGCGGTAGTGTCCGTGCCTCCAGCCCAACCAAGCCCGTACGGATCATCCTTCTTGGATTCTACGGTGACTCCCATACCGCCCTCTGCTTCTGGGCGGGTAATGTAATCAAACTGCTTGTGGACTCCCTGTCGCAGAGCCTCGTACGAACCACGTATGGTAGGTGTCTCGGGTTCCCCCTGTGCCTTCTCATATGCCTTGTACTGAGCGAAACCACGTTGAGGGTCTACCTGCTTATCAGTGGCAGGAGGTGTGTACTGGCCGAGTCCCTCGCCCTCCATGTACCTGCTGGCAGCTTTGTGCACACCATCCTGTACTGGGAACTGGCTGGCATTCAACTTGTCTGGATCGAATAGCTGGCCTTGTCCCTCCATCAGAACTCTATACCCATATCTGATGCTCTATTCATGATTCTACCTGAGCGTGACATGGAACGACTAGATGGTGGGGGAGCCTGGTGTACAAGATCAGGTCTAGCAACAGGTCTTTCATTGGTACCAGCGAACATCTCGTTACCTCTACCAAGGCCCTTCTCTGCACGCTTGGCTTCCCACTGGCTGGCCTGGGTGTTGGGTGGTAACTCTCGCTGTTTCAGTGCTGTACGGCGACCCGTCATAGCTACAGCCTCATGTACTCCACGCCTATCAGATAGGTGCTTGTCTGAGTCAACACCGGCAATATCAGCATCGTGACGGTCAACCGTGTACGACTTAGCAGCTACTCTCTGTACTGCTGGTTCTAGGTGGGACAAGTTCAAGGAAGCGTCGAAGTTGACAGCCTTGAGTGATTTCTCACCCTGAATGGGGAAGGGACCCACACCCTTGTCACGGGTTTCGTGGTGCTTCACGCCAGCCTTTACTGCCATGTTCTCAAGAGCGAACCCAGCATTATTCCTACTCACGTCAGCAATCTCAGAGGAAGAAACATCTGGGTTTGCTTTGCGTGCAGCATTACCTGCAGAGATAACACCCTCTGCTGATTCTAGGTTGGGATGGCGACCGGCTCCTGCTGTGGAGCGAGCATCACCCATACTCTTCCACTCCATCTGTGGAGACGTGAAAGCAACCGCACGGGCCATGTGGCTGGATGTGGTGCCCTGTCTAGCTGCTGAGGCGTGCACTACTCTAGTAGCATCTCCCTCTGATTTGATGCTGTGCTGTCCACTCGCATCTACTCCCTGATACCAAGTCTGTCTGCTGCTCTTGTCTGACAGGGCAGCACGGTCAGCCATAATCTCCGCTGTCGGAGCACCTGTGCCTCTGTCAGCACCAGTGTGTTGGCGGGCGTCAACAAGACTGTTGAGTGCTCTACCCTTTTGTTTCTTATCGAGAGTAGGCATGAAGCCAGGCTGCCCCACAAGACCAGACTTTGCTTTGCCTCCCTTTACGGATATCTCACCAGTGGGAGCGCCTGCTCTGCGGGCGACTGTGGTGTCTGGAGTGGTGTCACGTGGTTGCACTACTTCTGGGTCGAACAACTGGCCTTGGTTCTTGTTGAACCCGGCGTTGCTTCCAACCTGCTTTGGGTGCGAGGGAAGAAGGTCATGGCGACGAAGAGTGTCTTCGTGGGCTGGCTCACGTACATGGTCCTGTGGTGAGGGGCGACCTGTCTTACGCCCACTCAAGCGCCCGGTCTGTGCTGGTAGAGAATCACGAAGTTGACTAGTGTCGTCCGTGTAGAAACCAGGTTTCGTGGGAGCGCTGCTGAATTGTGTACCGAGCGTGCTCATATATCTCTTTCGGGTTCACGTGAAAAGGACGGAGGACTACATTGTCCCCCGCCCTACTCACTCTAAGTACCTTGTCGGGTTTAGACTCTCAGCCGTCTACACGAACCGCATTGGGGCGGTTCTGATGTAGACCAGAGTTATAGGCATACTCGAAGGTTGGCTGTCCGTCGCCGGACACGCTTCCCTGTACGAAGTCGCCTAGAACCTCAGGAGCCTCAATCCACGAAGCGGAGCCGACGTGGGCACGCTCACGGAGAGTTTCCTCTGGCCACTTATGGAACATCTCACCGGAAGGATGAGAGCTACCTGGGTCTGATGGCTGAGTGTCAGCATACGCACCCCTTGCAAAGTCATTCGGAACGTCCGTGTCAGACTCGACGCCTTCTTGGAAGCGCTGGGGACCACGGTTACCCGTAATCTCCGGTCCATACTTGGTTTCGAATACGTTCTGCTGTTGCTCAGGGTACGGATTCTGCGGTGCGTAAGTTGTCATTCAAATTCCTCCAAAGAATTACTGAATGATACGAGTGTATCAAGTCTAAGCACCCGAAAGGTACCGAAAGGGGTACATTTAGAAGAAAGGGTTCTCAGAAACAGAAACGGTAGGCATTGCATCTTGCACACTCATCTGGCAAGCTATTGCCAGAGAATCTGGGTAGTCATCAAAGGCTCCACGCTCTTCTGGGGCAGCGGCGAGCATGTAAGGTCCCTTGTCTAGTCGTTCAAGATCAGACATCTGTTGATTGAACTTCTTCCATCTCTTAGTGCGTTTGGCCTTGCTGTGGCCAGGAACGTACAGTTGTTCACGTTGGATCAACTGGGTGAGGTGTGTCCATCTCTCGTTCTGTGCTTTAACGTCTGACGACACTGCTAGAACCTCTGTGTGTGGCATGAGAATCTGTAGTCGCTCAGCTATAGGTCCACCTACACCTTGGGCGTCTACTCCTACTCTGAGAACATCGTAGTTACGAAGGAAATCTATGATCTGGAAGTACTGGTTCTCCCACTCGACATCGTTGATTTCGTACCAATCAAGTATACGGTGCTCGTGAAAGCCAAATGGATCTGGGTGGTCCCAGTCAACCCAGACAGGTGTAACTACAGTGCTGTCATTAGAACGGGCTACGTCAATACCAACGACTATCGGTGTCTTCCACCACTCTCCTACTATCGGCATGCTCTTGTCGTACATGTGATCAAGGCGTTCTTCTGATACGAACATAGCCTTCTCAAGCATCCAGTG